CCATGCTGCTGTTACTTATGCGAAGTATTTAGCAATAAATGGGGAGGATGAGAAGATATTAGAGATATTAAATGATGAATTAAGGCATGTTTATGAGTTAGGAGAGGCGATGAAGTCAATAAATGGAAAGGTAAGGGGGTAAATGAGTGAAAGTTAATGCTTTCGACTAAATATCGTTTGCGGATGGAGTATATCTGCAACAGGATCGCTGGAAAGGAGGAAGTTAAGTTAGAGGATATGATTTGGGCGGAGAAGTTAGCCAAAGCCAATCAGAGCGCTGCTGGAATGCTTAGGAGAGCTAGGAGAGAGGCTAGTAATCCTGACATGGTTGAGGGTGGATTGGATGACTTTATGAATAAGATGGACTTAGGAGATCCTGATCCTAGTAATCATCGGAATGGATTTGACAGCGTAGAGGAGATTGTGGAGTGGTTTAGCCAAGATAAGAGTGATGACTGGAGGCAGAGGGACTGATGAAGTACAAAGTTACTAAATTTTATGGATTATGGCTTGGTTTTATTACCGTGTGTCTGCTATTGGCGCAATGGTTCAGTGTGTTGACTGATGCACATTTTGCAAATCCGTTGTTTGCGATTGGTTTTGCGGGCTTTATCTTAGGTGTAGTCTCAGGAATACAGTTTAAGGATAAGTAACAATCGGTACATAGGCTCAGAATGCCACTATTGTTGTGGTTTCTGGGGATCAATGGATGGCAATGATTTATGTCAACCGACGGCTGAGCAATATCCGAGTTGAAACAGTAGATGCATATCCGAGCCATCAACAAGCTATAGAAAGGATTAAGGAGTTACAGTCTGCCGGCAGTGTCGGTCACTACTATATGGCGAAGTTTCCGACAAAAGAATGGAAGAGAAAGGAGGTTGACGCCATGTAAATGCTCGCTAAGCTTAGATTGTTGGGGTGCTTCGGGCTCACTGTTCAGGCAGTGGGTCTTTTTTCTTGGAATGGTAAAAGTACAGCGAAAGATCGCCATGATTGGAAATCTTGAACCAGAGGAACGTGTTTTAGACATGGGCAATTCACCGACGGACAAAAGCAAGGATTTTATCCGGTCGGGAATGACCTTAATCACGCAGATTGACTCTGACAAGCACCTTAAGAAGGCAAGGGATGATCGACGAAAAGACTCCACCGAAACTGGCAGAGATAATTCGTGATACCTGGCCAAATATTTATCGCCCGCCAGCAAAAACCAATACAAACATTAAGAAATCCTTAAGCGGTGTCAAGGAACACTAACACGTTCGGGATTCGCCTGCTTCGGCAGGCTTTTTGTTGGCAATATACGGCGACTAATCCAATAATTTAATGGAAGTTTCTGAAACTAAGTGGGAACAGGGTGAGAAATTAAACGGCAGATTGGCTATGATCGGCTTTGTTGCAGGCTTGGGAGCCTATGTTGTCACAGGTCAAATCATTCCTGGAGTCTTCTAATGCCACAAGGAAAAGGTACTTACGGTTCAAAAATGGGTCGTCCACCCAAAAAAAAGAAAGGTGGCAAGAAATCCAAGTGAAAGTTGAAATTGTTCAGCGCGGCACATACTTCTTCTGGGTGATCGAAGACAAGGAACACCTTGTCGAGGGTTACACCACAAGTTTGATTGACGCGCTGGATGAAATCGCTATTGAACGTGGCGAAGCCACTTTCTCGCCGGTAGAATAGGGTACGTTCACCTCTCCGGAGGCGGAAGTAAGACAACGCGGAACGGTTCGTTCATTCCATGTTGGAATTTTTGATTGCCTCTATCATCAGTTGCGACCAGGCGATCGACGTGATTGGCAGGGTTCGTGCAGACGAACGCATATCAGATCAGGTCAGGATCGAGATAGTTGCAGAATTGATTGAGCATTCTGATTGCGACTTGGAACGCAAACGTTGACTGAAGGAACGCGCTTTTGGTGTAACATTCACTTCAAGCGGAGCTTCAATCATGTCAAACGCTACATATCGGGGCGTCAAGTACAACACTGACAAGCCTGTCCAGGAATCGCGTACCTGGAAAAACATTGTGATTCAAGAGCACCACGATAAATTCACCTATCGTGGCAAGAAGTACACCTGGAAAGGTGGAAAGGATGTCTGAGTTGGTTCTGATCCAACGCCTGCTTCGTCAACAGAAAAAGGAAAAGGAGATGGACAAGTTCATCTTCCGTCAGGCACACAAAGCTAAAAAAATCGCATAAAAAAAGGGGGCCTTTCGGCCCCTCTTTTATTTGGGGGATCCAGTACTCAGAACGAGTACTTGACCCCAAGTTTACCACCATATCCGTTGGCTGCACCATCCACTCCAGTGGCCAGTGAAATCTCACCGTATGCATTGATCTTTTCCGTCAGATCGATGCCCGCGCCTGCTTTTGCGCTAAAAACGACCTCGGTTGCACCACCTTCCGGTGTCTGGATTTGTGGTCCTCCTTGAACATAATAGGAGGCAGAGCCGGAAGTACCTTCATAACCGACGTGCAAATCTGTTGCGCCGCCGTTTGATTGAGAACCGGTCCAACCAACATTGGTTTCTGCGTTCAGGTAAGGGCCAGCAATAGCGCCAGCAGGAGCAAGAGCAATGACGGCAGCAGCCGCAGCAATGGACTTGTACATGGAAGTAAGGAGGCAGGTGAAACGTGGTTGCCCCACGACATTCATACTACCGAGTTTTGGAGGAAGCCTTGTATAAGGAGGTACGGTTGTCATGAATCCAGAAAAACAACACAAGAAATTATTCGACCTACAGACCAAAGCAGCATTGTCTGATACCAGAGAAATGGCCAAGAAAATATTAAAAAAATATGAAAAAGCGTTGGCGAAGCTCGCAAGAGCGAGCCAGCTCTGAGGCTCGGAAATCTAGACTAGGGATATTCTCGTTATGGCTAGTCCGCTACTGCCTTATTTCAATGGGCGGATCAAAGCCACGACACAGGGAACCGTAAGCATCGTCAATGGCCGCCCAGTGGTCTCAGGAGGTACGAGTTATGTCGTTAAGTGTTATATTAAGCGTATTCAATATACAGGCGTTACAAGCGGCTCTAGACCGCTTCCTCTTGAGTCTCAACTTGAAGGAAGAATGCTGCCTGGTGCCAGTGGTGATTCGTTCTACTACCGTGGATTTGCGCTACAGAAAGCACCTCTAGGTGACGGTAATTGGCTTGGTGATTTAAGTGGCTTAACCTTTACGGATATTACTGCTCAAGAATCATTCTTACTGCCTGGCGGTGAGGTTGAATTTAAGTTCGGCAACGAAACTGAGATGGTTGCTACTATTCAGCGATCAAGCGGCGTATTTGGCGGACAGGGTATTGACGAGATTCTTTACCCAGCACTTGGCGGAGTCGAAATCCAGCTAACTGGGACAGAGGTGCAAACTTAATGGTTAAAAAATCTAGTAGCCGATTTTTAAAAGGCAAACAGATTAAGAATCCAGGCGCTGCTGTCATCAAGCGCATGATAAAAGCGATGAACGAGGTTGAAAATAACGAAGGTTCTGTTCAGGCTGGATTTAAAATCAAGAGTGCCGCAGACTTTACGGCACTGAAGACTGTTGCAAGCAAATTTGCGACGGAAGCTAACAATGCTCATGTGAAGACGCTCGCAGCTCTAGCGCCAGAAATTAGGCAGGCCTTGACAAATGCAATGAATACAAAGGCATATCAGTGGGACTACGGGGATGGTGATATTGTTCAGACTGGAGAGCTGCGCGATTCAGTGCAAGTGACGGCGGACAGTGAGTCTATTGTCGTGACGTATTCTGCGTCGAGCAGTGGTGACGGCACAGATTATGCAGCGATTGTTTACTACGGTGGATACATACATCCTTACGGAAATCCAAATGTGCAAATTTTTATGCCAGGCAGGCCATGGATTAAGCATGTTTTAGTTGGTGGCAACACAGGTGTGCCGAAATTTCCTCTCACGGATAGGTATTTCTTTTACTTTGAAAAATTTTTAATAGCAGAATTACCTAGAGGAACAATTAAATAGGTATTCTATGCCGCTAGTTGATAGGCTATGGCACTTCTACCGTTTGTTGTACAACCCAAGAAGAACACCGAGAAGATTAAGGTTGGCAATGACGAAGTAGGTGTGTTTGAAATTGAGCGAAAAGGGTATCTGTCTGTAGCTGAAAAATCTTTCGTTGAAAACGTCACTCAAGGGTCAGACGGTGTATCTACTTTGGTTCGCTTAGCAAATCAAGTAGCAAAAGAATTTAAGGTTGCGCCAGAAAAGGCTTATGTAGCCATTACAGAGGCTATCTCCGGTAAAACAAGCAGTAAATTAGCAAGCAGCATTAGTGATCAATACGCTGATGAATTAGCATTTGCAACTTCACGCATGGCTGAATCTATGCAACGTAGGCAGATTGCTGCGGCCACTGTATTAATTCAAACCCGCGTTAATCACGAGTGGACTATTCAAGACACAATGGAACTGGATCCAGTCATTGTTGAAGAACTCAGCAGTCTTTATGATCGAGAGGAGCAAAGAGAGCCTGTAAAACTCGAGCCAGTTGAAGAGGCTAAAGAAATTGTGGGAAAGTCAACAGAGGAGAGTGGGGAGTAAAAACCCCATTCGACACAATGTTTTGGGAGTTAAAAGGCTTATATCCAGGCGACAGCGAATTTACTCTTGAGTCATACAGTAGCCTGCCGTATGAATATGTTGTTGATGCTTATACAAATGGAGTTCAAAACCGCAAAGGATATTTACATCAAATAGAGGCACCTACGGCATTGCTTTGCTCGTTGTTTGCGAATTCAAAACGAGACGATAAAAAACAAAAGACACCATATAAGTTAGATGACTTTTTCTTGTATCAGCCGCAAGATGAGCAAGACGTTCCTACGGGTGTTTATGGGGCGGCTGCAATGAAGCTAATCGAAAAAAGAGAGTTCCCTGGTTGGGCATTTACTTTTTATGCAGACCTCAAAAAAGGTGCGGCAGGTTCAGCTCCGTCGCTTCTCGCATATCAGCACGAAAAGGCCATTGTGCTTGCTCCGGTGATTGACGGGAAAACAGTTAAAGGCATGCTGATAGCAGATTATTGCGTATCAGAAAAAATTATTGAGTTGCAGTCAAATCATGGTGACATGATAAGACTGCAAATGCCCAAATTAAACAGTCAATACAGCGCAGAGGAAGACATTATTCTGCAGATCCAAGGCTAGAAGCAAATTCATGGCAGTCATAGATATCGCCTGAATTAGGGATATTCGCCTGATTGGCTTCAATCCATGCACGAATCCGATACTCCCGTTCTATGGAGTAGAACTTTTGTCGTCCGAACCACTCTACCCAGTTTTCAGATCCTTTAGAGTGGTTACAACGCTTGCAGGCTGGAACACAATTACTTGTTCGATCTTCTCCTCCTTTTGCTTTTGGTCTGACGTGATCTAATGTTAATGATGCGTCGTCAATTGGTGGATTGTCGCAGTATGCGCAGCGGTTTTCCCAGGCGTCTTTGATCGACTGACGCCAGAGCTGTTTAGCTTCTCTTCTTGTCATTGCCTCAAGGTGAAAAAGGTAGTCGTGGATCCTCTGCCGGACCGTTATTCCTTTTGCACTCATTGAG